ATCACCTAGTAGATATCCGGTAGCCCAGACTCGTAGGAGGATCATCTTCACAGCCTCTAGATTTACTCTCACATTGATAATCGCCCATGCGCGAGCGCGAGCTCTATCCTGTGCGAGATTGCCCGATGGCTGTGGCTGTGTAGCCTGATATGCCTCAAATATGGTCTTACTGTTGATGCTCTGTTTCAGCGCAGCGCGTATCTTGGTCGCATTTCTAGCCGCTAGACGAGCATCAGCCTCCATAGCTCGTTGCCATGTCATGTCAGATACGCTTTGGCTAGGGCTCTAGCCGTATCGAAGTCTCCCTCTACTGCGCACTTGTTTAGAGCATCGGCCACGATAGGGTCTAGGGCTTTGAACTCGAATAGACGGGCTCTCCTGCCCTTTGATGCCCACTTCATGAACGCTTTGACCTCATCACGAGTCGCCTCACCAATCTCGTCATCGTCATCCGGTGCTTCCTCCTCCTCAGGCTTCTCATCGCTGAGATCAGGAGTAGTGGGTGTGGTCGGTGTGGCATTTTCGCCCTCCAAAGTAGGAGCTGAAACGACCTCTTTGGCGTTGATGATGCCGTCTGGAGAGAACAGGAAGATGTCTGCACCTGCCACGAGCATAGGCATATCAGCCTGTGGGGTATCTAGTAGTGGTAGTCCTAGTTCTGATCTGCGCTCGTTGATAGTTTTACCTGCAGATGTGACTTCTATCTGAGCCTTGCGAGCACTCGACTCGTTATCCATCCGCTTTGAGGTCATCAGGCGGAACTCTAGTTCGCGTGGCATTTTGAGATATGTGTAGCTGAGGTTGGTAATCATCTTGCTAATCCAGTTAGCTAGGGGCTGGATACCGAGAGCCTCGGCTGTCTCAGCTCTGCCCTCCTCGAACCCTGCTCCGCCTAGACCGCCCTTAGGGGCAAAGCCAATCTCGGCTGGCTGGACACCGAAGTGACCGCAGATCGAGGTGATGAGGTAGTCATCTAGTGTGTCTTTGAACTTCTCGCCATAGCCCTCATTGACCACAGGGGATAGACCCTTAGGTAGTAGGCGAGCGCGCTTGCGCTGCTCTGTCTGACCGGCTAGGTCATCGTTGAGGATGTTTTCATAGGCGCGTAGGAGGTCAGGGTTGTTGCCCCAATCCTCGTCTGTTGTGAACATGAGCTCAGGGAGCACACCATCTGTGTACTCAGCTCGTAGCCATTGCTGTCTGCGCAGATAGATATCAGCTAGTGGTAGGGCTCGCTCTACAGGGGAGAAACCATAGACCGAGATAGACCGGCGGTTGCGCACCATGTATGCGAGATCGTCTGAGGTGAACTCGCCATCTGCCTGAGGATCGTCATCGTTGGCTGCAAACTCTGAGCGTGGGAAACCATAAAGTATCTGTTGATATGCCGCGTTAGGTGGCATCGGCCTCATGCCTCTGTCATCTATGAGTGGCTTGATAGTCGAGCCGTCTAGTATCTGGAAACCATAGAGGTCGCCACCGACTGATGGCTGTGGATATACAGCCCACGCATCTATGACGAGGACTTCCTCAGCTAGAGTCATGAGCCAATCTGTCCAGGTCAGACCATTTGACCTATCTGGGTTTTCCCAGAAGGTGCGGAGTCTGTTGATCTCCTCTGTGAAGTTCTCACGCGCCTGAGCCATAGCTCGCACATGATCTCCACCTATCTCTGCCACGATTTTCTCTGAGGCATCTGAGCCGAGCACGATGTCCCACTCTAAACCTGTGAGTTTTGACTTTGTGACCTCGATACACCGGCGCAAGATGTCTATCTGATCTGCAGCAGCGCGTAGAGTCTTGAAAGGTACGAGACGAGTCTCGGTGATGTTGATGTTCTGCGCGACTTGATACTCATATCGGCGTGGCATCGGTCTGCCGGTAGCAGGGTCTATCGGGTTGATAGCTCCTGGGATGATAGGCAGACCAGGGCCGAAGGGGACAGTAGCTGAAAAGGGAGCGCGTGGCAGAGCCACACTATTGCCATATGTCTGTTGCATGGCAAGCCCACTCTGTCTCATCTCCTGCTCAGTCATAGTGACTGATCCTGCAGGAAGGCGAGGTGCTTTCTCTATGTCACCTACTAGAGCTCTAGCGATACGGTCACGCAGACCCATGTGTATCTCCTTCTCGTGCTACTAGGCGTGGACTACTACTCGATACTGATTTGATGTAGGAGCTACAGAGAACAACAGCGTGATAGCGGTTGTGGATGTGTGCTGTACATCGCAGACAACCTCAGCATATGGGCTGCTGTTGTCGTACACGCTGACTATAACATCCTTTGTTCCGAGGTTATGTGACACGGTGTATGTGGTGGCTGAGCCATCTCCGACATTTGCCGCATACTTGCGTACTGCGATAGTGGTATCTAGCTGGAAGCCTGTTGCACCGACAGATAGACCGCCTGATGCTACGACTACGCCTGTGAAGTTCGTGCCAGTGAGGAGTACGCCGTCAGATGCTGTGTATGTACCTGCACCTGAGAACTGTTGGAATACAACGGGATCAGTACCGACAGTATTGACCTCATCTACGCTGACCCATCCTGTGTTAGCGAGTGTCGATCCTGCATCTACGAAGGTGAAATCTCCGCCTGACATTTCTGCGGCAGTATCAAAGTCTGTAGCACGAGTCAGTACCCAGGGGGTAGAGCCATCTCCTACTGTGCTCAGTACATAGATACCATTCTGCGCCTGTGAGGTCTGTAGTCTGACCAAAATACGAGCGTTGATAGATGGTGATACGCCATCTGTAGTGAAGGCAGCATTCGCACCTGCGTTAGTCAGAGTAGCTCCGACACCTGCAGTTCCATTGCTATATGTCGCGTTGAGGTTTGCAGTTGTAGCAGCGTATGAGGCAGCGTGGATATGCAGACCCTCAGCGACTCCATCTACATATGCCTTTGTAGCAGCATCGGTAGATAGCGTTGGTGTAGCGAGGTTCCTAATCTTGTAGTTGTTGAGGTTGAGATCTGACATTGCCGAAGGATGGCATCGCGTGTGTGTGATCCTCACGAGATGGAGCTGTACCTGTACCTACTGCACCTGCACCGCCGATAGCGAGTGCCTGTGGTGTGGTGTTAGTCAGAGATGGTGTGCCGTGAGTATGGTCTGCACGAGCGTAGTCAGTAGATGAACCGCTACCGCTAGATGCACCATATGTAGTCTGCGCTGTGACTGCGCCAAAGTTGGAAACCTGTAGCCATGCTGATCCTGTATCGAAGTACATAATCTGTTGGTCTGTTGCAAAGAACAAACGACCTGCCGTACCTGCTGCAGGGCGAGCAGAGAAAGTACCTGAGATGACCTCGGACTCATTGAGTACAGATACCCATGCCGTTCCATCGTAGTAGTAAATCTCGCCATCGCTTGTGTTGAAGTAAATCTGACCAGCGACAGGCGATGCCGGTGCTGATGCGAGATTTTGAATGACAGCATTTGATAGCTCATTTTTGTTGAGGTCAATGCCTACTAGAAACTTGCGCGCCATGTTTTTCTCCTCTAGATCACATATGCAACGCCGCTAAACGCTGCCGTGAAGGTAATCACCATCTGATTGACAGTAGGATAACTGAAAGTGCCTTCGCATTGTGTCCCTGCCGAGTCGAGTACGACTGCGGTGGGATTACCTCCGAGGTTGTGATTTATAGTCCACACCGCCGAAGGGCTGTTCTGTGTATGTGTGTAGAAAATCTGAGCACTTGCGGCTACTCCCTGTGGTCCAGGTGCTGTGATTTCTACTATCGCGTTCGTAGGTTTGATGATTACTACATCGTCAGCCATTACCGAGTCACCTCCGCCGATAGTTCTGCCTGTCCCTGAGCTAGTCGAGTGACTATACCGCCTGATGTGATTTCGAGATCGTAGTAGTACATACCAGGGTCTATGTTCCTCGTCTGTGTAGCTGTTGCGTGTGTATCCACCTGACCGGATGCGCCTGTGATGGTGATGCCGCTTCCGCCTGTAGCTAGAGAGAGCACCGCATCAGGAGAGGATGGGAGAGATCGAAGTTGTAGCGCAGCAGTAGCACCTGTCAGATTGACCGCCGATGTAGCAAGCCCTCCTGAGATGTAGATACCTGTCGCGCCGTTGGTGATAGTGAAGGTAGTCGCTGTAGCTGTTGCGATGGTGACATTTTGTAGGTTGTAGATAGGTGGGATGACTCCATCTATGGATACTGTCTGTCCAGGCGTGAAACCGTTGGCAGCCGTGACTGTGACTGTAGTGCCATTACCTGAGATGTTTGTGATCTCGGCTGGCTGTTTGTAGATGAAGGTCGCGTACCAATCTGCACCCTGGTCTATCGCATACTCGCCGGTGAAGTTGAAACTGACAGCCATCTATAGTCCTCCGGTCTTTTGCGTAGCCACGATGATAGCAGTTCCACACTTCATGCAGATGTGCATTGACTTCGGGTTCGGCATCCCACAGCTAGTGCAGACATTGGCTAGAGAGTTGAAATAGTTGCTGATAGATGATGTACCGAGCAGATCAGAGAACGCTTGCACCATCGCATCGAGTCTGTCAGGAGATGTGGGGTCTGCCGGTGTCCATGTAGTCATCTGAGCCTCTAGTTTGTGGAAGATACCGAGATGATGGATACGACCCTGCTCATACATAGCAGCGACAGGCTCTGCTCTGAGTTTCTTGCCCACATGAGCTCGTATCTCTCGGATAGGCAGTACCGGTCTGACCTGTTTGAGGACTGCGCTGACCATATCGCCTCCCTGATTGACCTCGACTAGGAGTGAGTCAGCCTTGTACTCGTCAAACAGAGCCACAGCCTTTGATGCCCAATCAAGAGGTGAGCCTCGCATGGAGTGGTCAGCTATGAGATATCCATGTCCATTCGTGTCACATCCAGCTACGACTATGCCGGTCTCATCCGAGCTAGCCGTATTGGTGACTGCAGGGTCTATGGATACGACTATGCGTGACATATGAGGTCGTTCCTCGACTCTGCATCGCTCTATGAGCCCTCTAGTCCAGAGAGCACCCTCTACATCCTCCAGGATTTCCCCGTATAGCTCCTGCCTACCAAGTCTCGTTTCGTTATATCGAGCCTGTAGCTCTGCGAGCGCGATAGAGCTCAGATTCGCCGCGTTATCAAAGGTCGAGCCTCTGGTCACATATGTAGTAGATCGAGATACGAGATCGCGTATGAGCTGTGTAGGTCTAGGCGTGGTAGTGACTACTACGCGTGGAGTCTCGCCTAATCGGAGTCCGAACTGTAGTTGATCCCAGGTGTCCTCATACTCCCATGCTGCTAGCTCGTCACACCATGCACCATGATGCTGTGGGCCACGCAGGGTATCTGGCTCCTCGGCTGAGAAGCCCTTTATCATCGCCCCGTTAGGCAAGTTGATCTTGGTACGCGACCTGTTGTAGTGCTGCTCGCTGTACAGACCATAGCGTTTGAGCACAGATAGCACACCTGACTCACCCTCAAAGCAGGTATCTCTCACATCAGCGTGAGTCCTAGCTACTACTGCCCATCTCGTGTTCGGGCGTGTTATCGCCTCGTACACTATCCACTCCGCCCCTGTCCTCGTCTTGCCCCACCCTCGCCCCGACAGGATCATCCACACTTGCCAGGGTGTCATCGGTGGTAGCTGATTCGATCTCGCCTGTATCTCCTGCCATTGGACTCTCGACTGCGCTATCTGCAGAGTTTTCTCTGAGTAGCTCGGCGAGCTCTCTAACTGCTCTGTCAATGCTGTCCCCTCCATCCCATACGGTCACATCCTGAGCGATTTTGACCGGCATATCTAGTCCCAGGAGTTTCGCTCTACGCTCCATGATCCTCAGAACAGTCGCTATAGCTGAGTTGTCACCCTGCATAGCCTTCGGCCACGCCGCTAGTTGTAGCCGGTCTAGTCGATCTATCTCCGCCTGTCGTAGCTCCTCGGCTGGCTGTTGTAGCACACGCTTGAGAGCTCGCTTGTAGGCGAGATATGCACCGGAGTGGTCTGCATATCCGACCTGTACAGCTATACGCTGCCATGTGAGTCCAGCTCTGCGTAGTTCGAGGACTTTGAGCTCTCGGTCTAGCTGTTCTGGCTCTGGGACTGCATTGTGAGTCGGCATGGTGGGATTACACCTCGCTCACGATGGTATCGAGCCCTGAGATCGGAGTTGCACCGTCTTGGTCTAGCAGGGAGCTAGATGCATCGCTGTCAATGCTTCCAGGGCGTAATCCACGATACATACGAGCTCCATACTCGTCTATCGCAGAAAAGGGGAGGATAGGTACTGTGAGCCTATCCAATACTGTGTCATGCAGAGGATATATGTATCTGAGCTGAAAGCCTGGCAAACACTCCGCACCTATCTTCTTGAGAAACGAGGTAGATGTCTCTGTGCCGGTCTTGCCATAGCGAGCCTTGATACTGCCCTTCCCTGCGTTAGGGCTAAAGCCTGGCTCAAACACTATCTTGGCTACGACCTCACCATCAGGCATACGCCACATAGAGTTGTTCGCCTTGATGCCTATCAGCTTGAAGCCTGATGCTCGATAGATAGTCCCATCCCCACATTGAGTGCCATCTGCGTAGCTGAGTATCCACTCCACATGAGGAGCGTGTTTGCGTATCAGGCGCATGGCTATAGATATGGCTCGACTCTCGCTGTTCTTAGGCAGGAGATCAGAGAAAGCGAGTCTGTTGAGCTCCATGAAGCCGTTCCAGGGAGTATCGCTGACTAGGGGATTGGTCTTGTTTTTGTCTATGGATGGGCCGAACTGCATACAGCCCTCTAGTCGCCCCTTGAGGAACACCCCTAGATGTAGCTGAGATCGAGGATCGACTTTGCCTGAGTAGTGATGTTTGCGCACGAATGCCATAGCATCGCTAGAGGCTATCGGCTCAACCCTGAGCTCTTTGGCTGATGGCATCTAGCCACTCCTGACATATCGCCCATAGTGCATTGCCGTTGCTGTTCTTGTTGTCTGAGTCTGTGAAATCGTGAGCCTGTTTAGACTCTTTGATGGCATGGCTGATGAGCTCTGCCTGTACTAGGGTCATAGTGAAAGTCATCTGGGTAGCATCATCGCGCTCGCCACTAGGCACATCTGCAAATGCATCCTCGATAGAGCGTACCTCTGCTACTGATGCCTCAAAGCCTATGTCAGCAATATCCCATCCCTGATCCTGTAGCTCCATGAGCTGTGCGGCTAGGACTACCTCATCCCACTCTGCTAACTCTGCAGAGCGATTATCTGCGAGCGCATATGCCTTAGCAGTCTCGCTAT